TACGGCCGACCAGCCGGGCGGGCCGTACGCGAGCGTGCCGTCGGAGGTGACCTGGCCACCGATCGCGGACTTGTACCAGAGCGCGGTCACGACCTGCCGCAGGTCGGCGGCGTCGATCGCGCCCGTGTCGTTGTCCGGCAACAGGTCGAGAAGGTCGTCGAGCGTCGTGGTCGCCATGGTGTCGGGCTACTTCGAGGCCGGCGGGGTCTTCGCGAGAACGCGCTTGGCCTCCACGACGTCAGTCGAGATCGTCAGCGGGGTGAAGAGGTCGGGCTTGGTGTCGAGGAACGCCCCGTAGCCGGCGTAGCCGACGAGCTGCCCGAGGACGTCGGGCTCGGAGACCTGGATCAGGCCGTCGATGTCCTCGTACCACTCGAGGTATGACGACGGGCCGACGATCGCGGTCCCCGCGGGGAACCACGGGTCGACGACCATCTTGAGGCCGAGCGGGTTGCCGACCGCGGACGTGGGCGTCATCGATGGGAACACGAGGCCGCCGTTGTCGTTGACGAGCGACCCGAACATGCCCCACACGTCCGGGGAGACCCACAGGGAGTCGGGCAGCGGTGCACCGTCGGCGGTCGACATGACCTGGCCGGCCGCGGTGAACACGGCGGTCGTGATCCCGGCGGCGTCGAACGTGTCGACGACGACGGGGTCGTTCTCGAGGGAGTTGAGGAACTGGGTCACGGCGTCCTGGTCGCTCTCGCGGGCGTACTCGTGACCGAAGTCGACGGCGAGGAGCTGCATGATGCCCGGTGCGGACCACTTGATGTCCTGCCGCGAGACGTTCAGGTGCCCGGCGTAGGTCGTCGCGTTCACGTCGAGGTTATCGATTAGGAGCTTGCGGGAGTCGGTGAGCGACTTCTCGGCGTCCTGGATGCCGACGCCGACGTGCTGGGTGACGACGGGGCGCCGGAACGAGCCGGTCGGGAGCGCCTTGCGGGTGATCGAGTTGATGAACGGGCGGTCGTTGTCGACGGCGGTGATGACGGGGCCGAGGATCGGGATCGGGATGATCCCGGGGTTGTCGGCCGTCGTCTGGTGCTGGGTCGCACGCTCGATGAGCTCGGCGGCGGCCTTGTCGCCGCGCATCGCCCGCGCGACGGTCGTGATGTAGTCGCCGGCGGTCGGGATCAGGTCCTCGACCTTCTGATCGCGCTCGATGACCTCGGTCGTCTGCCGCTTCGGTGTCGATACCGGGGCGGGGAGCTTCGAGCGGGTGACCTCGACGTCGGAGCGGGTCTTCTCGATGCTCGAGTAGTGCTCGATGGTCTTCTTGAGCTCGTCGGCCTTCTTGGTCTCGCGCTCGACGAGCTCGGACTCGTCCTTCGTGACCTCGCGGTTCTCGTCCGCGGCACGGTTCAGGATCTCCTCGACCCCGGTCGTGATGTCGTCGAACTGGGCGTTCAGTCGTTCCAGGTACTTGCCCATGGGGGCGGCCTCCTCGGCTCAGACGTGTGATGTCTGGCCGGGTGGCCGGTCTCGCGCGTCCCGGGGTGGCCGCTCTGGGGCGGGGTGGCCGGTGACGCGCCGCCGGGGTGGCGGCTCTGCGGTGCTGCTTGGCTTCGAGGTTAGCGCCCGGCGCGCAGGGCGTCGAGACGTGATCGCAGCGTGTCGCGCAGCGGGGTCGGTGCGTCGGTGATGATCTCGTGGTCTCGGGCGACGAGGACCCCGGCGCCGGCGTACTGGGGTGCCGCGGTCGCCGCGACGTGGTTGAGCCCGCAGATCTCGCGGATCTTCACGAGGTCGCCGGCGCGGTGGGTCTCGCGGGTGCGGAACACCTTCGCGCCCACGGACCACCCGGTCAGGTCGCCGGCGCGGGCGTCCTCGGCGAGGGGGTGGGCGCGGTTGATGCGGAACGACGCGTAGAGGCCGTCGTCTTTCTCCTCGAGCTGCACGCACCGGCCGAGGAACCGGTCGCCGTCGTCGCCGGCGTGCCCGACGTAGAGGTTCACCCATCGGCCGCCCTTGGCGGAGTCGCGGGAGAACGCGCCGCCGGCGAACCGCTCGACGTAGAACGACTTGCCGTCGTCGGAGACCCGCTGGTCGACGTCGTACGGGACGGCCCGCCCGTACACGGTCCACCCGTCGCCGACGGGCTCGAGGGCCTGGTCGGGCAACGCGCGTTCGATGATGAGCTCGGACATGACTACCGCCCTCCTATGGGCTGGGTGATGACGGGGACGCCGGCGCCGGCGAGATCCTTCGTCTCGTTCTCGGCGGCGGCTGTGGCGGCCGGGTCGGCCGCGGACGGTTCTGCGTGCGTGCCGGGCTCTTCGGGGAGCGTGACCGGCAGCGGCGGGCGGTCGAGGGCCGCGCGGGCCTCGTCGATCGTGAGGATGCCGGAGGTCACGTACCCGGAGAGGACGTCCTGGGTGGACTTCTGGTCCGCGCGCATCCTCGAGGCGTAGTCCCAGGCGGCTTCGTTGCCGCCGGCGAGGAGCCACTTCGTGATCGACGCGGTCAGGGGTTGGCCCCACCGGTCGACACTGTCGCGGACGAAGTCGATGTCCGCGGTCTCGATGTTCTGGTACGTCATCGTGGGCCCGTCGAGGCCGAGCTTCCAGCCCGGGACCCCGACCGCGTCGGCGACCATCTGCGCGTTCCACGTGCGGCCCTCGACGAGCTGCTGCTGGGCGGCGTTGCCGACCACGGGCAGGAGCGTCGTCCCGTTCGGGAGGATGACCGGCTCACGCTTGGAGGTCAGCGCCCGCCACTTGTCTTTCAGGTCGTCCGCGTCGGCCTGGTTCTGGATGCGGTCGGACGTCAGGACGGCTGGCGGGAGGGCGCCGGCGGCGAAGGTGTCCGCGGAGTACTGCTCGGCGGCGTTCGCGCCCCCGAGCCACTGCCCGTACTGCTCGAGGACCCCGCGGCCGAGGAGCTCGCCGGAGCGGGCGCCGAACGGGACGTGGAAGATCTCGTCCGCGTCGAACGTCGCGCCCCCGATCGCCCACTGGTACCAGCCCGGGAACCCGGGGTCGGTGATGACCCAGACCTCGTCGGCCGGCAGCGGCACGAGCCACCCGGGGCGCCCGGTGCGCCAGTCGAGGTCCCCGAGGAGGGCGAAGTGGTTGCCGTACAAGATCAAGTCCTCGGCCGCGCCCCACTTGTAGTGCCACTGCGTCGAGAGGGGGTACGGGTCCGTCAGGATCGAGGGCTGTTCCGCCGGGCGCGCCCATATCCCGGTCTCGGGGTCGCGCCGGCGCGCGTACCAGGACGTCGAGGCGAGGGCGTTCGCGATGATCGCGACCGCGCGCCCGAACGGCGGCATTCCCATAGCGGTGCGCTCGTTAGCCGGCGCGATCGGTGGCAGCGGCGGCGGGTCCACGAGGAACGGGTACAGCTCGTACGTCCGGTCGCTGCGTGACCCGCGCCGGGAACCGGCTATGCGGATGCCGCCCGAGCGTGCACGCCCGGTCGATGTGAGCCGGGCGACGTCGGCGCGGGATGCCATGGGCGCACTCCTAGTAGACGAAGAAAGTCTTCTCCTCAGGCGCGCGCCCGAGCGCCCATGCGGCAAGGGTAGCGGCGACGAGCGGTGTCTGGGAGACCGACACCCGTCGTTCCCACTGCCACCCGCGTCCTGTGGTGCGCTGCGCGGCCGCCGCGGCCGCCGTCAGGATCTGGTGGTAGTCCGAGGCGCGCCAGAGCATCCGGTGCTCGCGCAGGCCCGCGTCGAAGAGGTAGCACGCGGCCATGAGCTCGTTCCCGCGGCTGGGCACGAGGCGCGGTGCGACGGCGGGGAGCTTCTCGAGCCGTTCGATCAGGTCGCGGCCCACGCCGTAGTCGTCGATCGCGACGGCGGCGACGTCGGGGGCGAGGGCGGCGATCGCGTCGGCGACCCATCCGGACCCGGGCCGGTGGTCGATGACCTCGACCTCGATCGTCTCGGAGTCCGGGACGTGCGTCGCGGCGACGATCGAGGAGGAACGTCCGTAGGGGTCGAGGTCGACGCCGAGCGCGACCGGGGTGTCGACGGGGACCTCGAGCTCGGTGCTGGCCGCTTCCCAGGTGTCGCGGGCGATCGCGAGCCACTGGACGGACGCGGTCGCGTCGGGCCACCGGCCGAGGTACTCGGCGGCGAAAGCGTCGGGGCTCATCTCCTCGAGGTCGCGGCGCAGCTCGTCGACGCGCACGAGCCGGTCGGCGAGCGGTGGGTAGTAGTTCCACCACGTGTTCTCGTCGAGGGGGTCGGCGTCGTCGGGGATCGACCACTCGAAGTACGCGACGCCGCGCCCGGTGTTCCGGGCGGCGGACTCGCGGCCGCGATCGCGGATCTTGCGGAGCCACGTCTTGTCGTCGGAGAACGTCCCGACGTTCGAGACGCGCCAGACCTGGGCGTGACCGCCCATGGTCGCCATCGTCGGGCGGGCCGCGGACATGAGGTTGTCGCCCTCGCGGACCTTGAACGTCAGGACCTCGTCGAACCCGATGTGCAGGTAGCCCTCGCCGCGGACCCCGTCGTAGGTCGGTGGGACGACGACGGTCCGCTGGGAGTGCAGGTGCCGGCCGTCGGGCTCGGACCCGTCGTCGTGCGGGTGCAGGTCGATCCCGAGGGACGTCTGCGCCGCGGCGAGGGTGTCGTGCACCCGCGGGGACCATTCCTCGGGGCGCAGGAATCCGCGCAGCGGCTCGACGAGGTCCCCGAGGAACCGGCGGCGGGCCGCGGTGAGGTTCTGCGCGGTGTGGGCGCCGATGAACGGGACGACGAGACCGTTCGGCAGCTCGACGTCCCCGCACAGCATCCGGTAGAGCGGGACGCCGAGCTCGCCGAGGGTCTTACCGAACCGGCGCCCCGCGATCACGTCGACCGTGTCGTACGCGAACGACGACGCGGGGCCGGCCACCCGCTCGAGCCCGACGTCGAGGATCAGCTGCTGCCCGGGCTTCGGGCGCCGGCCGAGCGCGCCCAGGAGCTCGCCGACGAGCGGCCCGTCAGTGAACCGGTCAGGACGCCTCGGTGTGTGGAACGTCGGCGCCGGCGAGGACGTCGCGCCGGGCCCGGATGAACTCCGAGAGCTTCGTGACACGGTTCCCAGACTCATCGGCCTCCTCGTCGGCCGGCGCCTCGAGCGCGAGGATCTGCGACTCGGTCTCGGCGTAGAGCTTGCCCCAGTTGGTCGCCGCGATCCCGCCCGACGTCTCGGCCCGGTAGGCGAAGAAACGCGCCCGCTCGACGAGAGACGCATGCTCGGGACGTAGCCGGCGCTCGTCGGCCAGGACGCGCAGAGTCCGCTCGAGACCATCGGTCAGGGCATGCCCTGACCGCGAGCCGTCTCCCAGCTCGAGCCCGAGTACCCCCTGCCCGATCATGGCTCCATCTTCCGAGCCTTGTCGGGTTACTACAAGTGTTCGACTGTGCATAACCCGGTTGGCCCGTTTTTTTTGGGCCGATCCTAGAGAACACCGAGAGCGA